CTGGCATCGCATAATGGACATTACATTCAATCGGCCCCGGAGCTTATCAGCATTGTCCGGAGCCGATTAAACGTAACGTCACGGATATTATGCGAAGCCCATGTAGCGACCAAGCGGGCGGAGAATGACAGAAAGGAACATGCCGTCAGCCAAAGCGACGTAACACGACCAGAGAAACCAAGGCCAAGAAAAAACAGGGTCGCCAATAAAAGACTGACCGAGAAGGATCAGGAAAAAGACAAGCAGTCCGCGAACAAAAATAGTGGAAATCAGAAAGAGCCTGACGACGTAGTTAGACATGATCACCTCCAGGGCCTGGAAGGATATTCACTGTCAGCGACGACAGTCACGCGCGGGACGTATTCAGCCCTTGTTGATCCAGAAGGCACAGAAGGCGGTGATTGCGGCGGCGATGCCGCTGCGCGCCCTCGCTGCATAGCCGCCGCAGGGTCGGGACGTGACTCGGTGACAATGCCGTTGGGGTTACGACCGCTCGCGATCGAGGGCTGTAAACGGGTGTCGTCGAAGATCCCGTTTGTAACCACATCGACGCAGAAAGCGACATCAGTAGCGATCCGGGTGCCCTGCTGGGAATAACACTGGCAAGCGGTGTCTTTGCCGTCGATAGAGGCAACCTGCCCGACCTTGCGGAAACGCTCAACGACTCTTTCATCAGTGCTGTACGTGCAGTGAAGCCGCGGGAAATCACGAGGCTTGGTTAGTTCGTCATACCTGGGCGCAGACGCTGGGAGCGTTGTGATTCGGGGCGTCCTGTCCTCGATATATTCATCGGTCGATTTGTGGGAATCGGAGCGCGCAACAGACGCAGAAAGCGGCTTGCCGGGCGAAAGCTCAGGGGCTTGCTGGTCGGATTCCTGGGCGCGCAAAGCCTCCTTTTCGTCTTCGACACCAGAGATAAACCACCAGAGCAAGCCGCCGATGAAGGCAAGCGGAAGGATGAAGCCGGCCGCATAGAGCGGGATCATCTTCATGTAGCCGGGCGTGGTGGGCTTGTGGGTGTGGATGGTGCTGGACTTGTAGGTGCCGAAATAGGCCGGATCGAGCTTTACCTTTTCTTCCTGGGCCTGCTTGAAGTAGGAACGCTTCTCCGGGTTGTCGATACAGAACTCATATTCGTGGCGGAAGATGCCCTTGTTACGACCGTAGGGGCGAGTGAAGTTGATGTGCTTGCCGACCAGCTTACGCACGGCAGGAGCCAACAGCGACGGGTGCTGAGTGATCAGGTGAATGTCGAGGCCCTGGTGACGGTGAGTCTCGAAGCGAGTGATTTTCTCAGGGCGAGCCCTGGTGCCTTCGTTGCCAAAAACGCGCTGGGCTTCGTCGATGACGATCACGGAACCATCGGGAAGATCGAACCACTGTTCAGGGGTGTGAAACTCGACCCAACGGGATTTAAGACGGTCGAGCTTTACGTCTGGAATGCCGTAGTAATAAATCGTCCTGGGCGGAAGATCAGGCGCATCAGGATCACGGTGAAGACGGAGTAACGGATTATCGGGATCAGGTTGATGCTCAAGATCAATCTCGCGAATAGCGTTTAAGGTTTTGCCAGCTCCAGGCAGACCAGTACGCAAATAAAGCATGTCCCCTCCTCCTTATTGGCCGCCAGACCAACGAACGCCAGTTTTGCCGCCAGAGCCATTCATGCCCCATAGAACAGCGCGGGCAATGCAGGCGGAAAAAACGATATTTATACAAACATCAATTTGAAGAAGCCCGAGAACTTGAAGCCAAGCAGCGGGCGTGGCTGAGAGACTAGAAAACACATAACCCTTAGCCCAATCCATCATGGTTTGAATGCCGACATATGAGAAAGCGGCAAAGCCAAGACCGCGAAGCAACTTCCAGCCAAGAGGAACAAGACTCCAGCCAATAGCGCGAAGCAAAAGACCAATTAATGCAGGCATATCAATTCATCCCGTTAGCGATAATTTGGGCGGCAGCACGCATAGCAAATGCGACCAACAGGTAGCCAAACCAGATAAGGAAGTCGCAAAACTGCGAAATCATATCGGACAACTCAATAGTGAGAGTTTGACCCTCAAACCAGGGCGCAGAAATATCAGGAACGACAGGGCAAGACTTAGAAAATCGGGAACTTGTGTCAATAGTACTAGCAAAATCAAATGTATTAGAAGCATCAGCAACTAAAGGCTGATAGGAGTCGCCAGAGAACTCAGCGTCTAAATTGCTCTTTAGTTGAGAAACCTTATCGGGAGTAACTTCGCGGAAGTCTTCATCGGCGCAGGTTTGTTCCTTTTGCTTGCGCAGGATGGCGCATTGGACAGCGTCACCAGAGCAATTAACTGAAACGTCGCAAGCCTCACCAGAAACAGAAGATTTGCCGCACTTGTTGGGGTCGGTAGCGGGGTCGCATTCCTTCTCTTCATCCTTGGGAGGCTCGGAACCATCATCAGCATCACCAGAACAGCCGGGGCCTGTACAGGTAGAGCCGGAGGAGCCAGCAGAACCGTCTGAGTTGGTGCCCTTGGTGCCGGTATGGACGGTGGTAGTCGTGGTGCAGGCGTTGGCGCCGACACAAGTAGTGGTCGTGGTTGTAGTGGTTGTCTTATCGGTCTTGGAGCCGTCAGAGTTTGTCTTGTTCTCGAAGTCTTTCTTAATGGTCTTATCTTCAAGTTTGGGAGCGTTTTCCCTGGGCGTGCAGGTATATGGACCGCCATTTACAGAACCGCAGTTCATTTCGCCTGGGTTCTTAAATTGGCTAGTTGACGTGCAAGAATAAGTTACACGGCCCTCAGAATCGGTGACTTTGTTTGTGCACTGTTGCTGCTGGGATTTGGTGGGGTCAGAAGGACCAGGGAGAACCTGCCCAGGATCACCAGCCTTACAAGATACGCCGTTGCCAACATAGCGAAAATCACCAAACGCGCCGTTTGGATTGCCTCCCTGAAAGCGGACAAGTTTAGAGGGGGCAGCCTGATCCCAAGCGAACTGACAGGAATTTGAACAAACAACGCCAGGAGGTTCAGTGCGGGCACCTATTTGCCCTGTTCCGGTAAAGTCGCCAATGCGGTGGCGGTGAATGCCGGCGACACCAACAGTGGCCAAACAGGGGTCAGGATCACAGAGGCCAGTAGTGGGGTTAGATGCGGTGCTAGATGGGCATGAATCACCATACCTTGCAAAAATGGTAGCAACAGAAGTAGAAGAAGTTACTTTAAATGTACAAACATAGGATGGAGCGCCATTAACATTAGAACCAGATTGAGAAACTGTATAGCCAAGATTTAAGGTACTTCTTGACTCGTAATAAGCAGCACAAGCAAGATCAGGAGAGGCATATGAGCAAGAAAGGCAAACGCCAGTATCGGTTCCGGAATAATAATGCCAAGAATAATCTGCAGCACTAACGGCCTGAGCAAAGAATAACGAAAGCAATAAGAACGCCGAAGAAAGCCAAGTCTTCAGGGCTGAGATACATGGTTTATTCCTCATAGATACTTTCTCCAGGCAATAAAAAAGCCCGCACGGAAGTTCCGGGCGGGCTTGACCGAGCAAATTAGGTCCCGGCGCGCATAGCCTTTTTGGCGGCGCCGATCAGGGCGACGAGGCCGAACATGGCGCCAGTTACGGCAGCAGCAGCAACGATGCCGCCAGCGACGTACAGCAGGGCCTTGGTGGTGTCGATGTCGCCTTCGGCGGCTTGGCTCATGCTGGAGAAAGCGACAAGGCCAGTACCAACAGCGATGGTGGCTTCACGTTTGCCAGCGGCAAACAGGTTTTTCAGCTTTTGCATGGTGAATCTCCTTTAGTGCGGAATGGTGGTGCGCATCTTCTTGAACACCCAAACGGCAACCAGCAGGGTCAGCATGGCGCCGGTGAGTTCAGCCTTCTGCGCGAGGCTGAGCGCGGGAACCAACTGGTCCCGCATTTCCTGGACGGTGTAGGTACGAAGCTGGCCAGAACAGGCGGTGGAACCGTCTGGATTGAGCAGCCAAGCGCCATCACAGCCGAGGAAAGTGGTCACCCCCTGCCCCCTTCCTTTTGCGGCGCAAAAGGCTGGGGGCCGAGGGGTGTTGCCGGGGCCGGGAGGCAATCCAGGCACAGGCGGTAATCGGGAGCCGGGAGAACGTCACGGGAGCAGGCAGGTTCGTTCCAGAGCTTGCCCAGGAACAGGCCGCAGCAGTCGCAGAAGACGTGGCCGTGCGTGATCACGTGAGCGCCCTCCCCTTAGCTGGCGGCAGCTACAGGCTTGATAGCCTGGATGTTGAGGGGCTTGCCGTCGCCAGCGAGCCACAGGTCATAACCGGCGTTGCCAGCCTTGGAGGACCAGGCGCTGACGAAAACCGGAACGGATACGGTCTTGTCCTTGAGCTGGTTCCAGGCGTTGTTCAGGCCCTGTTCCATGTGCTTTTTCGAGAACTTGACCTGTACGGTTTTCACCTCGGGAATGCCGAATTGGTTGAGCTGTTCAACCTCGACCAGGACAACGTGATCGGTGAACTGGTTTTGGCCGACAGTGCGTTGGTTGGAGTGATAGCCGTGGCACAGGCCGAGCAGTACGAGAGACATAGCAATTACCTCACAGGGGCTTGATGGGGGCCTGCTGGCCCGGTTGGGATTCAAGGTTGAATTTGCGGCAGCCAAGGCAGTAAGAAACGCCGGAGAACTGGCCTGGCGAAACGGAGTTCACGTAGTCCCAAAAGGAAATGGTCACGTCGATATCGCAGGCTCGGAACCGTTCAAGGGCAAAGGCGTAGCCGATCCCCATGCTGCGACCGGTAGCTTTCAGAGCCTCGCGGCAAAGTTGGTCGTGGAACTTCTGATGATGATGGAGCTGCTGAAATTCGCGCATCAGGCAGCCTCCACCGAGGGTTCAACGTACCAGTCCGGGCGCTGGGCAGAGAAATCGACGGCGACGAAGCGCAGAAGCGGGACCACGTTGCCACGGTCCACTTCGTGCAGCTTCTGCAGGGCGGCTTTAGAAAGACCGGCCTCGCAAATCTCGGTTACGTGGCGATAGAAGGTCGCCCGGGACATGGACTGCATGGTTTCTTCCCAGCCGTAATCCTTGATCGACCGGTAGGTGCGGAACAGGTTGCGTGCGTGGCTGTCGTTCGGCTGGCCTTTCCGGTCGTACTTCATGTATCGATCGGTCAGTGCGGCCAGCACTTTTTCATCGTCTATCTGTTTCATCGTCATACCTTCAAAGGCCGCAAAAATCGGAGCCGTAACCGCCTGCCAGCATTCCTGAATGAAACAACGCCTGCGGATTCCACGCTGACTCGGACACCCATTCCACGCACATCCGGACAGTGATTCCACGCTGATCCGGACACTCACTCCACGAGCATCCGGACACC